GGGGTCGAGCCCCACGTCGACCAAACACCCTTAGCCCGCTGACGCTGGGGGTCTCGGTTCATCGCCTGAAGGAAGCATTCTTGGCTGTGGTACTTCTGGTCCCATCCCATCGTGTAGAATCCTCGGCAGCCCACGCATCGCCGGCGCGAGGGGGCTGGGTGAATTCTGGGTCTCCCTTTAATAGTCATGGGTCTATCCTAGCCCACCCATGTCGAGAAACAACCCCCGCAGCATCTCGCCCCCGGAGGAACTCGCGCGCCACCACCTGGTAGTCACGGAGTTCGAGGGTCATCGTCGGTAGTTGGGGTTCGGCGGGCGGATCCGTCCGGTGTCCGGGACGGTGGGGTCCGACAGCGGTTCGGCCAGCTCCGGCGGTGGCGGGGTCAGCCCGCCGAACAGCAGCGCGTAGGCAACGTCGTTGGGGGTGTTGTTGCACCCACAGCCATCGCCGCACCCTTCAAGGAGCACCACTCCGTGACTCGTGATTGGGACTAGGTGCTGGTTGATCGGGTGGCCGCAGCTGGGGCAGTGGACCGTGGTATCCAAGGCCATGTGATCGGTTCCTTTCTGAGGCGAGGAGCTCCCCGAGGGCCGGTGCCGCCGCCGTGTGCTCGTCGGGCCCTCGGGGAAGACTAGACCCTACCCCGCAGCGGACCGGTTGCGGGGTCTACTGACTGGATCGGTAGCACCGATGACCACCCGCAGCCAGTTGATCACCCCGTCGCGTCCGTACAGCACGTGGACCCGGTTGCCGGTAGCGCGGACCTTCCGGTGCCAGACGGATTGGATAGGCGATACTGCGCCGTCGGCTGCCTTCAGCTCGACCAGGTAGGTCTTCCCGTTGATGAGGACCAACCGGTCGGGGACGCCGCGCTCGGTAGCGGCGGTCATCTTCACCACCAGCCCGCCGAGCAGCCGTATCCGGTGGCGGAAGTAGCGCTCCAGGTCGGACTCGAGGTGGGTAGGCACGGGTCGCCAGGGTTCCTCTGCGCGGGGGTGCGGTTTGGGATTGGGGGCACCGTACCTCGAGAGGTGGGGGTTTGGCTAGGGCGCGGCGAGGAAGTGGTACCGGCCCGAGCCGCGCAGCTCGGACAGCTTGACCCGGATCCGGGTGGTGCTGTGTCCGTCTCGGACTCCGACGGCGTTGTAGAGCTCCAGCGCCAGTCGGTCACCGGCAAGCGGAGGGCCGGCGATCAACTGGCGCTTCTCCTGGAGGGTCAACTGCTCGTCGAGGATGTGGCCTACGAGACGGGCTACTCCGTTGCGGTGGGGGCAGTGCTCCCGGACGAACCAGCGGGCGAACGCCACAGGGGCGGCGAGCTCGGCAGCGGAGGTGACAGACACGCCGGAGATCTTAGCCCTGTTGGGGCGGGTTGACTACCCCTAGATTTCGGTGATCGATTTCGATGACTTCTCTCGCGCGCGTTCTGATCTTCAGTACTTCTAAAAACGTATGTACATACTATAGGTCGCTGCAGAGGGAATCAGAGGATCGGACCAGGTCAACAGAGGGACGGACAGAGGGTCCCAGAGGGTCGCTGTCCCTCTGATTTCCGTTTGTGATCGAATGCGATGAGTTTTAGGCGTACTATCACGAACTTCTATTACCCCGGGGTTACAAGGGGGTAGGTAGTTCGTGATAGTACGCCTAAAAGTGATCAATCTTGCTGCTCGACCCTCTGGCGCCCTCTGGACGACCCTCTGATTTGGGGTACGCGTCCCTCTGTTGACCTGGTCCGATCCTCTGATTCCCTCTGGAGACGACTTAAGGTGTGACCCGCGCGAGGTAGATAGTAGTTCAGCTAGCGAAAGTGATCGATTTCCATCACGGTTCGCAGGAAGGGCGGGACTGTCTGGATGCACACTGACGGATCGGGCGCCCCGGGGGAAGGTAGGGTTGGGGGTATGACTTGCTCTGAGGAGGGGTGCAGCCAGCCCACCCGTGCGAAGGGGCTGTGCTCCCGCCACTACTTTGCCGCATACGACCGCCGACGCGGGAAGTCGGGGACCGGTGGACACCACCGTCCGCCCCTCGACGGCGAGGTGTACAAGGTTCGGTTCCGACGTCACTCCGGCAGCACCCACACCATCTACTACAGCGACCCCAAGCTCGCTGAGGCTACCGCCTTGCGGTACGCGGACAGCGGCCAGCTTCTGTTCTTCGGGCGGTACGCCTTCGCCGAGCAGCTGGTGTCCTCATGATCACCGACGTCAATCGAGTCAGGCGGGCTCGGGAGTCCATCCAGTTGATGGAGTTGCTGAAAGCGGGGATCCGTGACGCGCAGCCTCGGTCGGTCGAGGAGGTCGTCCAGCTGATCGACGGGGTGATCGCGGAGGCTCGGCTCGTAGCAGAACGGGGGGCCTTCCATGGCCGGCGAACGGGTGTATAGGCCGGGGATCTCGACCCGAGATAGCCGTGTCGCGGGGGTATGCCCGGACTGCGGGGCTCTGGTCAAGGACGAGGATGCTCACGACTCGTGGCACGACGAGTTTGACGCGGTGTGGCGCACGGTTCGTGATCTTGCGGTAACCGCTGCGCTGGGGAGGTTGGTGCTTTAGATGGTGACGGTGTTGTGCCTGGCCCTCCTAGGAATCTCCTCAGCGTGGCTGGGGTGGATGCGCCTACACGAGGCTCACGTTGTTGCCCCCGCGTGCACACACGCCGGAGCGGTGCCTGTGAGGTCCATCGTGGACGGTGAGGTTCTTGCGTGGCTGTGCCTCAAGTGTGACAAGCAGCTGGGACCGGAGTGGGGCTTAATTCCCGACATGGGTGGGGGACTTCTCGCACGGCGACAACCGATGAGTCCTTCCAACCCGGCGCGGGGCCGGTCCGTCACAGAGTAGGATTGCCACCGTGCCTCAGCGCATCTGTCAAGCCAACCGTACCAACGGTGAGCCGTGCAAGGCGTTCGCCATGCGTGGGCAGCTGGTGTGCCGGAAACACGGTGGCGGCGCCCCGCAGAACCGACGTGCTGCTGAGCGTCGGCTCGCTAAGGCGGAGGCGATGAAGCACATCGCTCAGCTCGCCGACGCGCCCCCGATGGAGTCGATCGGAGAGGTGTATGACGAGCTGCTCGCGGTCGCCGGCACGGTTCGAGCGTGGCGCGAGCTCCTTCAGACCCGGGTGTCCTCGCTGAAGTCTCTGGGGTCCACCCATGACTTCATTGGGACGCAGATCGAGACCGATGTACTCCTCTTCGAGCGGGCGCTGGACCGTAGTGCTAAGGTTGGGGAGGTGCTGGTTCGGCTGGACCTTGAGGGACGCCGTCAGGCTCTAGACGAGCGGACCGCCGGCCAGTTGGTGGCGGTGTTGAAGCTGATCTTGGGTGACCTCGACCTCACGTCCGAGCAGCGGATGGTTGCCGAGTTGGTGGTGCCGAAGCGGCTGAAGGAGATCGCGGTCTAGATGGGTAGGCGAGCTATCACCGACGAGGCCGCGTTCCGGAGGGACTGGGACACCGCCGAGTCGCTGAGCGGCCTCGCGGCGAAGTACGGCGTCACCGAGAACGGGATCCAGAAGGCCGGGGTCCGTCTTGGATGCCCGTGGCGTAGCTGGAGTCGCTCGGTTGACAACGTGGACGAGGCAGCGTTCCGCCGTGACTGGGCTGCAGGGCTTACCTACGCCGAGTTGGGTGCGGTCTACGGGGTCTGCTCGAGTACGATCGCGCGGGTCTCCCGCCGGCTCCGGCTCCCGGCTCGACAGAATCCCGGGAACCGCACCAAGGCTCCACGTCCCGTGGAGCGCCCGTCTCCGATGGCGCTGACCGGGGGCGAGTGGGTGTCCAACGGGCGCGGTGTCAAGGTGTGGAAGGAGAGTGCGTGATGGCCGTACAGCCCGTAGCGCATGTCACAGATACCTACTTCATCATCAACGACTGGAGCGCTTTCACTAGACCACCACACTCCGCGTGGGACGCGATTCAGGAGTGGTGCCGGAAGCATGGGATCGACCCGGTTGAGGTGCTGGCAGCAGGGCCGATCCACCGTGATGTGGAGCGTTGTCGCGTGGTCTTCGTTGGCCGAGTAGGCGGTGACTTGTCCCACCCAGAGCACGATCTACCGGACCAGGTCTGGGCGGATTTCCCGCCGGGGTGGTCCACGGTCTACAGGCAGGGCGAGACCCCGCCGTTGCCGTGGCCAGCTGAGCTTGATCCGTATCGGACGGCGGTGCCGGTATGAACTATCGAGAGGTCCCTGTGCCACCGCAGGAGGGTCGCAGCCAGCTGTCGTCGGAGACACTTAACGCTCGCGTCCGTGCGTTTGAAGACCTAGCGCGGAGCGCGGTGCCTAAGGCGGGCTACCAGATCAAGTTCGGCCACGAGATGCTCGGCAACGTAGTCTCGGCGGACTTCTATGCCGGCTCCGGCGCTAGGCGCTCAAGGTGGCGTGATCTCCGCTGGCGGGCACGTGCCTGGTGGTGGCGGAACCGGCCTACCTTCCACCTGGGGCCGTGTGACCACGAGGACTGCTGGTGATTTTGGCCCTAGGCCTCCTGGTCGGAGGGGTCTTAGTCGTAGGACTGCTAGGGGGTGTCCCGCTGATGACGCTGATCCTGCAGGCTGTGGCCCTTGTGGTAGGGTGGCTAATCATCGCTGCGGTAGTGGGAGTGTTTCGCTCGTGAGCGTTTGGGACCTTGCAGCGGACATGTTCGCCGGCAAGCGTCGCAAGTTCGAAACCCCCGGCGAGCTCGCCGCGAAGCTGGACCCACGTACCAACCAGACGCAGGCGCTCGACCTTATCGACGAGGCTCTCCGCGAGTGCGCTGAGACGGAGGACGGGCGGCTCATCATCACGATGCCCCCGCAGGAGGGCAAGTCCACCCGAGCCGCGAAGGACTTCGTCCTCCAGCAGCTGGTGGACAACCCCGACCTCCGTGTTGTGACAGCCAGCTACGCGCAAGGGCTGGCCAACCGGAACGGGCGGGCCATCCGGAACACGATCACCGCTCATCCCGAGCTCGGGATCTCGATCGCGAAGGACAACGGGTCCGTCAGTGAGTGGACGCTGGCCGGGCACGAAGGCGGAGTGCTCTCCGTGGGTATCGGCGCCGGTGTGACAGGTCGGCCGGCGGACCTCATGATCATCGACGACCCGATCAAGGATCGTAAGGAGGCCGACTCCCCCACTATCCGGCAGAACGTGTGGGACTGGTGGACGGACTCCGCTAGCACCCGTCTCGCCCCCGGTGCGTCCGTCGTCGTCATCCTCACCCGGTGGCACGAGGGCGATCTCGCTGGGCTGCTGCTTGACGCGGAGGACGGGGAGATCTGGAAGGTTCTCAACATCCCGGCTCAGGCGGACCACGATCCCGCGAAGGGCGAGACCGATGTGCTGGGTCGGCAACCCGGTGAGTTCATGGCCAGCGCTCGACGCCGTACGGTCAAGCAGTGGGAAGCGATCAAGAAGAGGGTCGGCTCCCGAACGTGGAACGCGCTGTACCAGGGTCGGCCGACACCGGTCGAAGGTGGGATCTTTAAGCGGGAGTGGTTCGAGGACCAGTTCTACACCACCGAGATGTGGTTCGAGCGACCTGACGGTGTGCGGATAGTCGCCGGAGCCGATGACCTGCTGATCTCCTGGGACATGTCGTTCAAGGACACCGACGGTACTGACTACGTCGCAGGTGGTGTGTGGGCGCGCTGGGGAGCGGACGCCTACCTGCTTGACCGAGTGAAGCGGAGGATGGACTTCCCGGCCAGCCGCCACGCGGTGATGGCACTGGCGGCTCGGTGGCCCCAGGCACGCATCATCCTGATCGAGGACAAGGCGAACGGGCCGGCGGTCATCGCCAGTCTACGACACGTAGAGCCGAGGATCGTCGCGGAGGACCCGGGTCAGAGCTCGAAGACCGCTCGCGCTCACGCTGTGGCTCCGTTGGCCGAGTCACGGAATGTCCACCTGCCGCACCCGAGCATGGCTCCCTGGGTGGACGAGTACCTGACCGAGCTGTGCACGTTCCCCACAGCCAAGCACGATGACGAGGTAGACCAGACTTCCCAGGCGCTGAATCGTTTGATCCTGCAACCTCTGCTCGCAGGCGGTATCGTTACCTCGGAAGACCTTGACGAAGAGATCAGAGACTTCCAGATCTCGCCGTACTAGGAGGACCCGTGGCGAAGACGCTGGTCGGTACGCCAGACCCGCCCGAGCCGGAGCGCCAGCCCGAGATCGTCTACTGCGTGACGTCGCTGGGCCCGAGCAACAGCAATGGGTTTGTAGCGCCGGCGCTGCTCACGGGGACCTGGGCAGTCAACGGCAACCAGCGCTGGACTGTGATCCATGGCTGATGACGACATCACCCGGCTGCAGGAGCAGCTGCGCCAGGAGCAGGAGACCAACCTGTTCCTCGAGGAGAGCATCGCCGAGCTCGAGTCGGCCGTAGAGACCGATGGCTGGCAGCGGCTTGGCACAGCCGAGACCGGAGCAGAGTTCACTCCCGGTGGTCGTCGGCTGCTGGTAGACCTGTGTCGTACGGTGGCGGTAGCCAACCCGCTGATCAAGCGGGGACTCAACCTCCGAATCTCCTACATCTGGGGCAGTGCTGAGCGCTCCGGGGTCCAGATCACCGGTCGCGATGAGAAGGTGAACGAGGTTGTCCAGCGGTTCTGGGACGACAACCAAGGCACTCTCACTGGCACGCAGGCCCAGGAGGAGCTTGAGCGGGCGCTCGGTACCGACGGCAACGTCTTCTTCGCCGCGTTCACCTCGCCGCTGACCGGACGGGTGAAGGTGCGCTCGGTGCCGGCGGTAGAGATCCAGGACATCGTCTCGAACCCAGACGACCGCGATGAGCCGTGGTTCTACACCCGTACCTACACCAAGCAGGTGATCGAGCCAGGCTATGACCCGGGCAACACCCGGACCCGGCAGCAGTCGGTTAAGGAGGCGTATCCGGCGCTCGGGTATCGGCCGTCGCAGCGGATCAAGACCATCAACGGGTACACCGTCAAGTGGGACGCGCCGATGCTGCACGTCGCGGTCAACCGGCTGGACGGGTGGCAGTTTGGCATCCCGGACGTGTATGCCGCTGTGGCCTGGGCCCGGGCCTACAAGGACTTCCTTACCGACTGGGCACTGTTGACCAAGAGCCTCGCGAAGTTCGCGTGGCGGGTGACCGGAGACACCAAGTCGCGCGCCAGCACGATGGCTGCCCGGATCCGGGCGAACGCTCAAGACCCCACCTTGTCAGGGCTCACCCCAACGACGCAAGCCCCGGCCCCCGCCGGTGCGGCTGCGACGATGGGCCCTGGCCAGGCGCTGGAGGCGATACCGAAGTCGGGCGCGCAGATCAACGCGGAGTCTGGTAAGCCGCTCGCGGCTATGGTCGCCTCTGGGCTCGGGATGCCGGTCACTCTCCTCTTGGCTGACCCCGGGGTGACCGGCGCCCGAGCGGTGGCTCAGACCCTAGACAAGCCGACAGTGCTGGAGATGGGGCTCCGGCGGATGCTGTGGCAGTCGAAGCTGAGCCAGCTTCTGGACTACGTGGTGGATCAGTCTGCCGTCGCACCGAAGGGGGCTATCTCCGGGACGGTGATCATCGATGACTGGGGCGATCGGGTAGTCACTCTCAGCGGTGTGAAGGACCGCAACATCGACTGGAACTGGCCCCCGCTGTTCGAGCTGGACCCGGTGCAGATGGTGGGCGCGATCGTCGCCGCCGACGGCACGGGGCTGTTCGAGGGCCCGCTGGCTGAGACGGTAATCAAGATGCTGCTCACCTCGCTGGGTGTGGAGGATGTGGACGAGATCCTCGACGAGCTCAAGGGCCCCGACGGCAAGTTCGTGGACCCGCGTGTGACCGCCGGCGATGTGGCCGTGCAGCACCACCTCGCCGGGAAGGACCCGGCTGCGCTGTACACCGCGATCCAGCGGGACCAGTCTCCGGCGGAACTCGCTAGTCAGCGAGTCGCGCAGCAGGACGGCTGAGTGAGCGCCACTGTTCGAACCCTCCGCTATCTGGACGAGATGCGCGCGGAGGTCAACCGGCAGCTCGACGGCGACACTCGGCTCCTCGTGGCCGCATGGGTCCGGGCGTGGAACACCCTCAACAGTGAGTGGCGCGCGGCGATCGATGATCTGGTCGACAGCGCCGGCCCGGACCGCTGGCCCAACCGGAGCCAGGTCCTCTTCGCGCAGCGGACCCAGATCGCGCTGGCCGCCACAGCTGCCCACCTAGACCAGCTGGCGCGGCTCACAGAGACGACGGTCGTCTCCACCGCCCGACGGATCAGCGAGGAGCAGGCCTACTGGGAGGCACGGATAATCGCGAGCCAGCTTCCAGCAGAGACCGGACCGGTCCGGCTTCTGGGGGACAGCTTCTCTGACCTGGCGCTGGCGGCGATCGTTGAGCGGACCACCCAGCAGATCGAGTCCTTGCGGGCCCCGCTCGCGGCCAGCACCCAGGAGACGATGCGACGGGCACTGATTCGCGGGGTCGCGCTCGGGCAGAACCCGAGGACCACCGCTGCGACGATGCTCCGGCGCTCGGAGCAGCACTTCAACGGCGGACTCACCCGGGCGCTGAACATCTCCAGGACCGAGTCTCTGGACGCTCAGCGGCTCGCAGCGGCCACTTACCAGCAGCAACACCGAGACGTGCTGGCCGGCTGGGCTTGGAATGCGAAGCTGGATGCACGGACGTGCCCGAGCTGCTGGGTGCAGCACGGACAACTGCACCCGCTGACCGAGCCGGGACCGTACGACCATCAGCAGGGACGGTGCAGCCGCGTTCCTGTGACAAAGACCTGGGCCGAGCTGGGCATCGCGATCCCGGAGCCTCCGTCAGCACTGCCGGACGCGCAGCAGCGCTTCCGCAATCTGCCCCGTGCTGAACAGCTCGCGGTGATGGGCCCAGCTCGGCTCCAGGCACTCGATGACGGAAACATCACCTGGGACCAGCTGAGCACCAGGGTCACTAACCCGAGGTGGCGCCCGAGCTACGTGGCGACGTCGGTCCAGCAGGTCGACCGGCACGTGGAGATCGCGAACGCTGCGGGTTAGGTCAGAAACTCATCCACAACAATGACCCCAACAGCGGCTATCGTTCTTGTTGTCCATCTTGCCTGCCACGCTGAAGGAGTGTGACGTGGAGGTTCGCGAGACCGCCACCCTCTCCGAGCGGGCTGCTGCGGACGTGAAGTCCACGGGGAAGATGCCTGTCCAGTTCATCTCCCCCGGCTGGGGCTCTTCGGGCTACTACAGTCCCGAGGTGCTCCAGGAGGCCGTGGCCAACCGAGTGTTGCCCGCCGGCACGCACATGTACGCTGACCACCCCACCAAGCGCGACCGCACCGAGCGCCCCGAGCGCAGCATCCGCGATCTGATGGCGGTGACCACCAGTGACGCACAGCTGGCGGAGGACGGCTCGTTGCGTGGCGAGATCCGGGTGATGGCACCCTACCAGGCCCTCATCCAGGATCTCGCCCCGCACATCGGAGTGTCTATCTTCGGGGATGCGACGGATGTCTACGAGGGCGAGGCGGAAGGGCGGCGCGGGCGGATCATCGAGGGCCTCGACAAGATTCACTCCGTGGACTTCGTTACTCGGGCGGGCCGTGGTGGCCAGATCCTGTCAGTTCTGGAGAGCGCTACGGTGGACGTTCCGGCGCTGACCGCGTTGGCAGAGAAGGACTTCTCGCCGAAGAAGCGGAAGAAGCTGGCTAGGTCGGGAGCGGCGATGCCGGATGGCAGCTTCCCGATCGAGAACACCACCGATCTGGCCAACGCGGTACAGGCGGTCGGCCGAGCCAGCAACCCGGACAAGGTCAAGAAGCACATCAAGAAGCGGGCCCGGGCGCTGGGGGCGACCAGCCTGCTCCCGGCGGGCTGGGTGACCGAGTCTGCCTCGGTCTCCGTGATCCCAGACTCGTGGCTCGAGGACGGCATCCACGTCGAGCTGGCCGAGGCGCTGCAGGAGGTCGTCACCTCTGCTGCCGGAGCTCGAGGCGAAGAGAAGCTCCACGCCTACTGGTCCCACGGCGAGGGTGCGGCGAAGATCCGGTGGGGTGTGGACGGCGACTTCAACCGCTGTGTGGACCACCTCAGCAAGTACATCACCGACCCGCAAGGCTACTGTGCCAAGATGCACAAGGAAGTCACCGGAGCTCGCCCGGGCCACGCTGCGGGGGAGAGCGCTGCTCCGGACGAGCGGGTGATCACTCTGCTGGAGTCCGGGCTTGGGGTGGACCAGGACGGCCACAGCTACCGGCTCGAGGAGGGTGACTGGCACCCGGTCGTACCTCGGGAGCGCGTGCTCACGGTGCTCGAGTCGGGACTGGCGCTCGACGAGGAGGGGCACACCTACCGGTACGACGGTGGCTGGGCCCCCCTGGCGAGAGTTAACAAGTAGACGTCCCGGCCAGCCCGGGAACACAGGAAGAAACCGAAGGAGGCCCGAATGGGCAAGGTTCAGATCGACGAGGCCGAGCACACTCGGCTCGTGGAGGCGGCTGGCCAGGTGGAGCAGCTTACTGCTCAGGTCACCGAGATGCAGACCAAGCTGGCGGAGGCCGAGGCGAAGATCCCGGCGACCCCCAAGGGTGGTCCGCGTACGCTGCCCCAGCAGCTCGCCGAGCGGCTGGACGCGCAGCAGCAGGAGATGAACGTCCTCAAGGCTCGCGAGGGTGCTCGGGACATCATCAACGAGGAGCTCGCGGAGGCGTGGCTGCCCCCGACGACCGTCGCCCGACTCAGCACCGAGCTGATCGCCGACCTCCCGCTCGAGGAGAGCGGCGAGCTCGACAAGACCCGGCTCCGCGATCGCTGCGTGGAGGCTCGGGACCGTGCCGAGCTCGAGGCAGCCGAGACCCTCGATGCGGCAGGCTTCGGCCGACCCACCGGGCTCGGAGCCAGCACCCCGCCGGTCACCGGCGACGTCACCAAGTACACCGACCGAGTCGCCGAGGGTATCGGCGCCGCGTTCGGTCTGAGCGAGGCGGAGTCCAGCACCGCCGTGAAGGGACGCTGACATGGCGAAGAACCGTGTCTACGAGTACGGCGACGCCGTCAACGTGCCGGTCATCGCCGGTACGGTGTCGGGTGGGCCGGTGGTCGTCGGGATGCTTCCCGGCGTCGCTCTCACCACCCGCGATGCCAACGGCAACGCTTCTGTCCGGTTCGGTCAGGGCGCCTACACCGTGAACGTGACGGCGACCGGGGCGATCACCCTCGGCCAGCCGATCTACATCACCAGCAGCACCTACGCGCTGTCGGACTCCTCCGGAGCCGGCAAGCAGCTCTACGGTCACGCGCTCAGCACGAGCTCGGGTACCGGAACCAAGTCCATCGTCGTGCGGGTGGCGGACTACGCCATCAACGGCACGGCGGCAACCCCGGCCTGAGTCCAAGGAGGACCACCAATATGTCAGGCAACGAGTTCCTGGACCTCCTCGAGACGGTCAAGGCCGAGGAGGCCTCCGCTTCGCGGATGTTCAACACGTCGACGGATGGGCGGGGCATCCGCTCCATGCGCCGCGATGACCCCCGCTACCTGCGCTCGTTGGCCGAGGCCACGTCGCTGGTGGCCGAGGTCACCACCGGTCGCAAGCCGATGCACCGACTGCAGGAGGCGATGTCCACCAGCGACTTCCCGCTGTTGTTCGGTGACATCATCGACCGCAGCATGCTCGGGCGGTACACCGAGTGGCCCACGATCTGGTCGAAGATCACCAAGCGGGGGCTCGTTCGGGACTTCCGGACCAAGCGGCAGTTCACGATGGACGGCGCCGAGGCCGTGCTCACGCAGGTGCCCCAGGGTACGGAGTACCCCGAGGCCGCGCTGACCGAGAACAAGTACGACTACTCGATCAGCAAGTACGGTCGCCGAGTCCCGTTCATGTGGGAGGTCTTCATCAACGATGACCTCGACGCGCTGCGCGACACCCCGAACTCCCTGGCCAAGGCGGCTCGGATGTCGGAGGAGAGGTTCGCTACCGAGCTCTACGTGGACAACACGGGCCCGGACGCGACGTTCTTCTCCAGCGGCAACAGCAACCGGATCACCACCGGAGGTGCGGGGCTCGACGTCACGAAGTTGACCTCGGCGCTGAAGGTCCTCTGGGCCCAGACCGACAAGGACGGCAACCCCATCTACGTCGGCAAGGTCCGTCTGGTGGTTCCGCCGGCACTGGGTGTCACCGCGATGAACATCGCCAACGCGACCCAGATCCTGGGTGGTACCGGTGGTGGCGCGCTGAACGCCAACGACGCGCTGCAGGTCGGCAACTGGACCAGCAACTACATCGCCGAGGTGATCATCAACCCGTGGCTGCCGATCGTCGATACCGTCACCGGCAACACCGCGTGGTACCTGTTCGCGGACCCGGGTGTCGGTCGTCCGGCGATGGAGATGGGCTTCCTGGCTGGGCACGAGACCCCCGAGCTGTTCATGAAGTCGCCGAACGCTGTTCGTATCGGTGGCGGACTGGTCGGTGCGGAGGAGGGCAGCTTCGAGACCGACGGGATCGACTACAAGGTCCGTCACTGCTTCGGTGGCGGCCTGCTCGACCCCAAGGCCGGTCTGGCCTACCTCGGGGCCTGATCCCGATGGCTCGGCTGTACCAGCCCAACAACGCCCCGGACGCGAACGCGGACACCCCTGTCGTGGACCCGGTGAGGCGGGGCCGGATCTACCGGCCCTCCTCCGGGATCACCGACGAGGAAGGCGCGATGCCCGCCCGGAGTGCGAACAAGGACGAGTGGGTGGCTTGGGCGGTGTCCAAGGGCGCCGACCCGTCCGTGGCCAGCTTCACCCGCAAGGAGCTCATCGCTCAGTACGGGCAGGCGGCACCTGGCTCCGGCGGCACCGAGCCGACGGCACCTGCGGACCCTGCGGACCCTGCGGACCCTGCGGACCCAGCGGATCCAGCCGACCCGGCCACGGCGGCTACGGACTCGGCGGTGGATGCGGCGGCACAGGCGGCTCCTGACGCTACGGGGGACGCTGCGGCTGCTTCGGTAGCGTCGGGGGCGCTGGACGAGCCAGAGGTCTTCAACGACCCGGCTGCGGTCGCCAAGGACGACGTCGTCCAGGACGCCGAGGACGCTGCTGGCCCTCCGGGAGCCAACCAGCCTTCGGGGAGCGCCTCGCTGGAGGAGTGGCAGGACTTCGCCCGGTCTCAGGGAGCCACGGACGAGGACCTCGCCGGGCAGGGGCGCAACCAGCTCCGCGCTCGCTACAGCGTGCTCTGAAGGGAGGTGGACCTTGTCGTACGACCCGGCGACCCCGGCAGGCAAGGTCCGCCTCCTCATCAACGACATCAGCAACGACCCAGTGTTCGAGGATGACGACATCCTCGGATTCCTGGGGCTGGAGAACGGCAACATCAAGCGGGCTGCTGCGCAGGCGCTCGACGTCATTGCAGACGACGAGGCCCTCACCGGCAAGGTGATCACCAGCGGTGACAAGAACACCAACGGTCCGGCGGTAGCCGCGTCGCTGCGGGCCCGGGCTACCAGTCTCCGTGCGCAGGCGGTCTACGATCTCTCGCAGGACGAGGACGAGGCCTACTTCGACATCGTCCCGATGACTCCGCTGCCTACTTACCGCGACCCCTGGTTCCAAGGTGTGGGCCTAGGCGGGTGGGGGGTATGAACCGCCACCACTATGGCTCGGGGCGGCGTACGGCGGTACCGGAGGACTGGGAGTCCAGCTTCGGGACCGTCGTCACCGCTCAGTGGGACACGGAGGCTACTGTCGCGCTGCGGAAGCCTGGCGGCGAGACCGGCTGGAGTGAGTCCGCCGGTCGTACGGTGACCACACCCTACACCCCGTTCGCCGATGACGTCCCGGCACGTATCCAGCCGATCACCGCTGAGCAGGTGAACGTGGTGGAAGAGGTCGGCTGGGTGCTGGGCTACCGAGTCGTGGTCCCGAGGAACCAGAGCCCAACGCCGGCGCAGCTGGACGAGGGAATCGAGATCGTCGTACGGACCTGTTCAGACCCTATGCTAGTGGGCGTGACGATGCGGGTGACGGAAGTAGTGCGTGGGACGCACCGCTTCGAGCGCGAGCTGGTGGCAAGGGTGAACTCATGACCACCGTCTACATCGACGCGCACGAGGTGCACGATCTCGCCGTCGACATCAAGCGTCACGCCGGCCAGGTTCCGCGTAGCGCGCAGGCCATCACGGAGAAGGCTCTGTTCGACATCGAGGCTCGTGGCAAGGTGCTGTCTCCGTACGACACTGGATTCAATGCAGGCTCGATCTCGACTAGTGTTGGCGAGCTGAGCGGCGAGATCGGTCCTACCAGCGACTACGGTGGCATCCTCGAGCTCGGGGTGCCGCACCCCTTCGTCATCAACGCGAAGCCAGGCGGGATGCTCCACTTCGTCATCGACGGCGAGGACATCTACGCTCGATCTGTCACGCACCCGCCCATTCCCCCGCGCCCGTACATGGGGCCTGCGTTCGACGCGGTGCTGCCGAGCTATGAGGCCGCACTCGGAAGGATGCTCGAGAACTCGGTGGTGGCGCGATGAGTCCGGTCGCGACGATCCGAGGGCAGCTCATCACAGACGCGGTGGTGCAGGTGCTGCAGGCGTTGCCGAGCCTCACCGTCTACCGCAGCGAGGTCCCCGACCAGCCGCCGAAGATGCCCGACAGCGACCGGGTAGCCCCATACGCGGTGCTGTATCCGTTCCCGGGGAAGCCAGGTCCCGGTGGGGATCTTGCCGGCGTCTCGAACGACCTGGACTACGGGTGCCAGATCACAGTAGCGGCGGGCTATTCGCAGGACTGTGAGGCGGCAGTAGACCGGGTCCACGGCGCGATGTATCTGCTGAGCCCTGTGGTCAACGGGGTGGTGCTGGGGCAGTTCCGTCCGCCGATCGGCTACGACCCCGGCCCGATCCGGGTGGACCGCACCATCACTCCACCGCGCAGCTCGCTTCCGCTCCAGTACCGACTGATCGCAACGGCCAACTGAAGGAGAACTCATGGCCAACATCACCCCTCAGGTCACAGCGGTCATCGGCACCACGCTGACCCCGATCAGCCCGACCGCTACCACCGGTGACACCTTCCCGACCGGGACCCAGCTCTACGTTCGCAACGGCTCCGGTAGCAGCATCAACGTCACGATCGTCACCCCTGGGAACGACACCTACGGGAACGCTCGGCCCGACATCGTGACGGCGGTGGCCGCTGGCGCTATGGCCGCGTTCGGGCCGTTCCCCTACGACCTGGGCGACCCCACCAACAGCGGTCTGGTCACCGTGATCTGCTCTGCAGTGGGCTCGGTCCAGCTGTTCTCGGTCACGGACTGAAACCGGAGGAACCATGACTGACATCATCGAGGTCCACAACAAGGCTACGGGTCGCAACGAGATGATCCCTGCCGACTGGCTGGATAACCCGGTGCTCAACCATGACGTGAACGGAGACCTCCTCGAGCGGGTGGTACCTCCGGCGGTGGTGGAGCAACTGGACCGTCCGACCGAGTCCAGCACTCACGAGGCCATCGACGCGTTCGCCGCTCAGGTGTTCGGCGAGGACTACACGTGGCCCGCCGGAACTAAGTCCCGCGCCGACAAGATGGCTGTGCTTGACGAGCTGGCGCCTCCGGTGGAGGAAGAGGCTCCGACCCAGCCGACCCCACCGGTCAACCCCGACGTGCAGCTGGCCGGCCCGGTCAGCAGCGAGTCTCCGTACGGCCAGCAAGTGCCGTCGGTGAACACTACTCAGGCCGAGGACGAGGAGAACTGACATGGCCTACGCAAAGTCCCTGGCCGAAGGCCACCGGAAGGTCGCCATCCTGACGACCAGCCCCTCCAACCCCAACGCCCCCACCGCTGCCGAGCTGATCGCCGGTATCGACGGCACCAGCCGGATCATGGCGTCGGACTGGACGTTCGCGGCGACCGACAGTGACAAGGTCCAGGAGAAGTCGCTCGCGGACATCAACAACGTCAACGCGCTGGGGGCCAGCAACTTCCAGGCGGGCATGACGATCTTCCGCTACTTCGACACCGTCACCGGCGCCCCCGACGGCACCGGCGACGCGCTGTGGACCGCGACGAAGACCAAGGGCACCACCTTGTACATCTACGAGCGCGAGTCGGGGCTGGTGGCTACCGCTGCTTGGGCCTCTGGCCAGATCGCCTTCGGGATGCAGACCTTGACGGACGAGCCGCAGAAGCCCACCGACACCGGCGGGTACATCAAGCGGCGCATCCCGATGGAGCCCCAGACCGCCTACGGGCTGGTCACCGTCGGCTGATCAAGCTGGCAGCGGGCGGGGCTGCTCCTGTCGAGGGTCGTCGCCCGCTGCCGTAGCACCCCTAACCCTCGACAGAGCTAACCCTCGACAGGAGTTCCAAGATGAACGATCACCCCCTCGGGTTCGATCCCGACGAGCAGCCCCCGATGTCCGGTGTCCAGGACAACATGGTTACCATCGACTCCCCCGAGAGCCGTAACGGGGTCAAGGCCGCAGTCGACTCCGTGGTCGACAAGGTCCTCGACCTCAACGAGCTGCTGAGCCGTGACGTCCGGCTCGCGGAGCGGCAGGCTGTCTTCTACATCAACCCAGAGATCGAGGCCGCCATCGACGGGCTGAACGCCGAGCTCGACGCGATGACAGACAGCCAGGGGCGTCCGCTCAAGGGGATAGATGTCTCGCTAGAGGACAGTCGCACTCCGGAGGTGGTCGCGGCCGAGATCACTGCGCTCCAGAAGGAGTATGCGGCGTCTCAGAGGGTCGTCGTGATGCGGCAGATGGACTCTGATGACTGGGCCGAGTTCCAGTCGACCTGGAAGAAGGCCCTTGCCGAACAGCCTCCCTATCCGCCGGAGTTCTACGCCGCGCTGATCTCTCGGTGCGCGATCCAGCCGAAGATCTCGGAAGCCGAGGTCGGCAAGCTCCGCAAGGCCCTCGGCGGGCCCGCGTTCGACACCCTCTGGTCGACGGCTTGGACCGTCAACACCGTGTCGGGTGTGAGTATCCCAAAATCGTTGCTCTCCTCGGTCGTCCTGAGGCCGAGTCAGCGCGGCTGATTCTTCGCATCTGCGAACAACTGGGGTGCTCCCCGGGGGTGTTCCTAGGCCGGCCCCGGGAGACCTCCTACCTCTACGACGCGCAAGGAAAAGTCGTACGGTCCGTTCAGGCGTCTCCGTGGACCGAGGAGGACCGGGTCCTCATGATGGCGTGGCGGACCTACAAGGACTCGTTGTGCCCTGGGTGCGGCCATCCTAAGGAGACTGCCTGGCACCATCAGAGCGAGGACAGCTTCGACCACGATGGCGACTTCGTCTGCTGGGCTTGCACAGCGCAGAAGGAGCCCAACGAAGACGGGGTCCGCGAGCGTGTAAAGTATCCCGTTATCGTCGACACCAGGGACTACACTAGGTTCCCGTTGAGGGGTGCTCCTCAACCAATCTCCGACTGACCAAGAACACCGAGTGAGGCGTGGGTGCCCGAGGTTCGGTCAGTCAGCGTCCACCTTGATGCAGACGTTGCGGGCTACATCGCGAAGATGCGTCTCGCTGGGGCGGAGACCGACAAGGCGTTCAGCTCGGGGGCCCGGAACATCGGCTCCACCAACACCGCGCTCAAGGGTACCGAGACCGAGCTCGGCAAGGTAGACGCCGCAGCCCGCCGAGCCAGTACGTCTGTCTCCGACCTTGACAAGAAGTACCAGTCAGGTGCGAGAAGCCAGGACCGTTTTACCGGCGGCACCCGGATCCTGATCAGCACTATAGCCGCGCTCGGGCCGGCTGCGGTGCCGATCGCGGCGGTAGCAGTCCCAGCGGTGGCGGGGCTAACCGCCGAGCTCGGCTCAGCGGTCATCGGTGTCGGAGTTGCCGAGCTGGCTTTCCACGGGCTCGGCAAGGCGCTGACCGCGTTCAACAAAGCCGAACTCAACCCGACAACTGCGAACATCGCCGCTGCCCAAGCCGCGCTCGATGCTCTCCCGGCTAGCGCCCAGAAGCTCGTTCTCGAGCTCCACAGTCTCGGGCCCGAGCTGGACAAGCTGCGACAGTCTGCTGCGAGCGGTCTCGCTCCGGGGGTCACCGCTGGGTTGAAGTCGCTGGTCACGGACGCCCCAGTGGTGGATCGTGCAGTTCATGGCGTCGCGACCGAGCTCGGCTCGCTCGTTCAGCAGGCGGGCCGCGCGCTGGCCGGTCCGGAGTGGCGCGGGTTCATCCGGACAGTCGGAGTACAGACCCCGATCGCGCTCCACCAGATGGGCGTTGCTACCGGAGATGTAGTCCACGGCCTGGCTCAGCTGTATCTCGCCTTCGGACCTTCCCTCGGTTCGTTCGACGACGGTGTCGTCAAGGTCGCTAAGGACTTCGACCGCTGGGCTACCTCGCTCGGCCAGAGTCAGGGTTTCGAGGACTTCCTGAACTACCTGTCGGTCAATGGTCCCCGAGTGCTATCGCTGCTGGGGGATACCGCTGACCTGCTGGTGTCGATCGTCCGGGCGGCTGCTCCGCTTGGAGGTCCGACACTCCAGGCACTGGATGGCATTGCTAAGGTCCTGGATCTGATCGCAAAGAGCCCTCTGGGCACGCCGATCATCCTCCTGCTTCAACTCAGCGGGATCCTGCGGCTCACCAACAATCTCCTCGGTGTGATGGGGGTCAACGCGAAGATCGGGTTCAGTGGGATCGCCGCCGGCGCCACCAAAACCAAGGGGGAGCTTTCCGGGGTACGTGCGGAGGCGGCGGCTGCAGGTGCAGCGCTCCGGACGATGTACCAGAATGTCCGTGGCGGGATCGCGCTCCGTGACATCCGAGGGGCTGGGATCCCGATTGCCCCCGAGGGCAAGGCGGCACTCGGAAAGGGTGCGCTGCTGGCCGGGGGCGTCGCGCTTCTATCGTCGGGCCTTCCGAGCAAGCTCGGTCTCTCGAACACAGCGACCCTGGCACTTGCCGGCTCGCTCGGGGGTCCGCTGGTCGCGGGAGCGGGGGCCGCAGTTGGGGCGCTCATCGACGTGTCCCACGCGACTGATGCGCTGGCAGCGGCTACGCACAACGTCCAGCAGTCCATCGGGAGCCTTGATTTTGCCCGCGAAGCATCGAACCTGAAGACCCTCCGGGAGCAGCTGGATACCTACCAGTCGCATGCAGATGCTATCAGTCACAACGGCATCTTCGGTGGTCTGCTCCACCCGATCGCTGACGCTCAGTACATCACCTCCAGGATCAACAACCTCTTCTCCCACAATAACCAACAGGCTCAGAGTGCCTATGCTTCCGGGAGTGCGGCGTTCGACCAGCAGCGGGTTGCGCTCTCCCAGGTTCTAGAAGGCATCCAGGGTAGCCCTCTCAAGGCGTTCCCGTCGAACAACCAGCTCCAGGCGCTACTGACCCGGATTCAGCCAGCGCTGTCCGCGATGAACATCTCGACCAGTCAGCTCATCGCGACTGCCCAAAAAGGTGGTCCGGCGTTCGATAATCTGGTCGGACAGATCAACAACTACCTCAGTGCTGCCGACGGGACCAAGGGCCAGACGGCAGCAGTTGCAGCAGCGTTCGCGAACATGTCGAACCAGGCAACCACTGCTGCGGATAAGGCGAAGGCGCTGAGCTCCTCACTCGACGCGCTGGTCGACCCGATGCTGAACCTGGGTAGCGCAGCGGACACGTTCCAGAAGGACCTGAACGACCTCCCACAGAACTTGTCCACCGCGACCAAGTCGCTGAGAGGCAACAGTGACGCGGTCATCCAGAACCGAACGGTGATCCGGGGTGCTATCGGGGACCTGAAGTCCAAGATCGAGGCCGAGGCCAACGCTGGCGAATCCTCGAAGAGGATGTCGGCCACCCTCCGGAGCGGGGTCGGGGCGCTGCTCGCACAGGGTCAGGCTGCTGGGTTGAACCGGGCGCAGATCCAGCACATGATTGACACGATGCACCTGACGCCGAAGCTGATCAAAACGCTGATCCAGGCCGATCCGAATCCTGCGCTCGACGCTACCAAGGCGGTAATCCGGGCTCTTGCGGCGATCCCCCGGACGATCCCCGTCCACATCAACGTCACTCGTAGCACCAACGCGAACCTCGCTGAGCAGGGAGCCCTCACCAATCCGAAGGGACGCGCCGGGGGTGGCGCGGTGTACGGGCCGGGAACGTCCACCAGTGACAGCATTCTCGCTCGGCTCAGCAACGGTGAGTTCGTGATGCGTGCGGCAGCGGTCCAGAAGTACGGGCTGCACATGATGCAGGCCATGAATGTTGGCGCGTACGCCGGCGGAGGGCTAGTCCAGAACCCGGCAGCGGTGGACGTGTACATCGCTGACGGGCTCGGCGCCGCAGCGGGAAGCGCCGCCGGTGGGCTGCATGCGCTGCGTCAGTCGGCGAACGCGCTCAACAAGGAGCTCAGTCAAGAGCAGCAGCGGCTCCAGAGCCTTCAGCAGGCCCGTCAGAGCCTTGCTTCGGCCGTCCGGGCTAACTTCCTTCCTCAACAGTTGTTCGGAGCCACAGCAGCCGGTTCTGGGATCTGGTCAGCCGGTGGAGGACTGCTCGATCCGCTGCACACGGTCAACATGGGGATCCGTGATGCGCGAACCTACACCCGCGACCTCACTCGGCTGCACAACCGAGGGCTGCGTGGGGCGGCACTGGCACAGGTGCAGACGCTGGCTGAGGCTCAGCAAGCGCTCACCTACTCGCCCCGTTACGACCGCGAGTTGACCAATCGCTACCAGATCCTCGAGCGGGCGGCTCGTGCCGCCGGCCAGGAGGCTGGGGTCTACCGCTATGGACGCCAGCTCGCTGAGGCCAACCGCCGGCTCGACCAGCTCCATCACGACCTCCATGACGTCGAGGCAGCCATCAAGCACCACGAGAAGGAGGCCAAGCAGCACGCGAAGGACAACGCTGCAGCGGTCACCAAGGGTGTCAACGGGGCGGTCCACAACGGCGTAACTCGACAGAAGCCTTGGGGGTGACGAGGTGACTACGTACCTGGAGCGGAACCTCGCCGAGCTCTACCTAGACGATCTCAACCTGCTTGGAGAGACCACGACCACCGACGGCTACATCTTCCGGATGGAAGCCCAAGGGGACGCGGCCAGCTGGGGCAACCCGGTACCGATCGTCACCAGTGTGCAGCGGTGGAAGACGGACGGCTCGGTCTCCGGGTTCACCGGCTGGGGCAACCGGAACCCGTCGTTCAAGGTGTTCATCGCTGCGGATACCGCCGAGGACCTTGCCGCTGCCGAGCGGGCCCTAGTCAAGGCTGCCCGCTCGGCGAAGACGCTGAAGTGGACACCTCCGGCTGGCGATCCGGATGCCGCAACCTCAGTGTTTGACGTTCAGACCTGCCAGGTTGACCTGCTGTTTTCGCCGGACGATGAGATGCGGCTGAAGCGGCTGTGGCAAGTCACCATAGAGGCGTGGCCTTGGGTCCGGTCAGACGACCTCACTACCTTCGACGCGCTCACGACCTCGAACACTCCGAGTCTGCTAGAGGTAGACCCGTGTACTTCTGCCACCGGCTGGACCGGGTCGCCCTACGCTGCAAGCCAGAGCGCTGGGGCGGTGCGCATAACGAGGACGGTGCCGCTGCCTTCGTCCAAGGCGCAGACGATTATCCTCCAGCTCAGTCGGGCTGGGTCGGTCTCCGGGCTGGCGTCTACCCCGTACATCGCTCTCGACGTAGCGACCACCGGGGTAGCCGGGGCCACTTATACCGTCACCGCTGACGGCCAGCCGCTCATTGCAGCAGCCACCTTCGGCACAGTCACCTACTGGCGTGTACCGGCGTCGATGTCGTCCTTCTCAACACTGCTGATCTCGGGAACCTTTGTCGTCCCAGCCGGTACGACTCCCACCGTGCAGCTCGCGGTTGCCGATGTGTCTAAGACCGACACTCCGGCTCCGCCCACCTCCACGAGACGCCAGCTGATGCGGCGAGTGTGGGTCGGGGGCTCCGTCCCTACCGCCGGCTCGCTCAAGGTCTCCTCCCCGTCCTCCACCCCGCTCGGTAACGTCATCCTCCACTCCCGAGTAGATGACGGCTCTGGGCTGGTCCCGAACATGCGTCAATACTGGGTCTCTGGCGGTGGGACCTCGACAGATACGACAGCGGTCTCAGGTCAGCGCGAGCTGATCGTTAACGCAGGTGTCGCTGGCGGGGTCACGGTCTGGAATATCCCTGGGGGGCTGCTGCAGGAGGCATCGTATGCGGTAGTCGCTCGACTGTCTTGCTCCAACACGACAACGACCATGGTTCCGCTGTTCGGAGCAGCAGCGCTGAACGGGGCTGCGGTCAGCTACATCGACGGCAACAGTGCCGTCAAGTTCACCGCAGCCAGTGTCTGGGGAATGTTCCCGCTCGGGGTAGTCACTCTGCCTCCCGCGATGATGCCCGGGGAGTCGCAAGTCGGAGTCAGGCTCCAGATGCTCGCCGCGAGCATCGTCGGTACCGGCAGCATCTACCTCGACGAGATCTGGCTGCTCGACCAGACCCACGGCCAGGTCACGATCGTCAACTGCGGAACGACTGCTGGCACCGCGACGCGGCTCTGGGTCGACGCTCCGGATGCGGATCCCACACGCAACCGTCCGGCGGTCTACCTCGGCACCCAGGACGACCGCTCGGACGCTGTAGCGGTGCCGATGGCCTCGATCCTCTCGCTCGGGCAGCACCTCATCGACCCCGATGGCATGTCGCTGTTCTCCGTCACCGACAATGTCGCCGACGCGCGGGTGTCCGGCTCGGCCTACCGACGTGGCCACAGTCACCCCGGGACGCGCGGATGAGGAACCCCAGCCGCACTAGTCTCGAGCTCGTCATCGACGGGCGCTGGCTCTCGATGGACTGCCTCTACGGGGACGTGGTGCCGTCGTGGGTCTGGCCGGGGGGCTCTGACACTCTCACCTTCCAGCCGGCCACCGTACCCCGGAATCGCTTCTCGGGTGGCGAGCTGGTCACTGCAATGTACGGTCCGGTGCCGGTGTGGGCCGGCTCGCTCGCAGAACCGGACCCCTCGCAGCCGATGTCAGCCGTCGGAGCTTGGCAAGAGGCCACGTGCCAGGCTCTCGACGGCTCGGGCAACGCGACCACGGTTCCGGACACCGCGATCGACGCGGCCATCGGCCGAGGAGCGGTCAGCTGGAGTCGAGTCAATTCGCTGTCGACTACGGCGGTAGACCTCGACGTCTCCCAGGGCCCGGTGACCCTCGGGGCGCTGCTCGACGAGTATGCACTGGCTAACGGGCTCCGCTGGGGGGTAGACGCGCGCCGTGTGGTCTACGCGAAGGTCGATGACACGATCCCGTCGTGGCAGACCTGGCCGCTCGAGTCCGGGCTCGGGTATGACACCACTAACTACTTCTCTACGCTGCTGGGCCGATACTACAACGGGACCAACTACCGAACGGCTATCGTGACCGGAGACACCGTCCACGGCTACCGAGAAGCACCTCCTCTGGATCTCACCGGACGGGGCACGCTGACTTCGGCCAAGGCGAGCAACCTCCTCACCAACATGCTGAAGTTGGGGGTCGCTACTCCAGCGTTCTCGCAGTCGATCGGGTTCAGCTATGGCGAGCTGCTCAGCCCCGGTGGCGTTCCGGTAGATCTAGAGGTCGCAGGGGCCGCCATCGACGGGGCACTGCTCCGGGTCCACGGTGGATGGGATCTGGTGCAGCGGAAGAACGCTCAGCTGTACCTAGACGTGCTGCTCGGGCGGGCCTCACTTCAGGACGGGGTGCTCACTGTGCAGGCGATGCAGTCGTCCACCAAGAATCTCGCGGACTTCGTTGCGAAGGCCTCAACCAGGAAGGTGCTCCAGTGACATACGTAGCACAGGACCGCATCGAGATCCCGATTGGGTCTCAGTTCAGGAAGGTCTGGCCGCTGACCGACGCGGACACTGGGGGCACCGCCGATATGACCGGCTGGTCGGCTCGGTGTGAGGTCCGTGAGTACTATGGCGGACCGCTGATCACCAACTTCCACGCGGACCGAGTGGGCCACTACGGCTGGCCGGGGGTGATTACCTTCGACGGGGTAGGCAATGTGATACTAACCTTGGATGCAACGGTCACCGCGACTCTCAGTCCCATCGACAACGCGGTGTTCGATCTAGAGCTGCTGGCCCCCGTGACCGGAAAGCCTTGGCGAGTGGTCCAAGGGAAGGCGTTCATCACCCCGGAGGTAACGACCGATGCCTAGTACACGGGTGCTGGTGCTGGACAACGGCGAGCGCGGGCCCAAGGGTGACCCCGGAGCCCCGGGCGGTGGAACCCCGGGCCAAGGCGTTCCGACAGGCGGCACCACCGGCCAGGCCCTCGTCAAGAACTCGTCCACCAACTACGACACCAGCTGGCAGACGATCTCCGGCGGGCTAGGGTCAGTCGCCTCGACGGACATCACGGACTCGACCACTGTGGGTCGGGCGGTCCTTACCGCAGCGAACGCCGCAGCGGCCCGGTCCGCGATCGGAGCTGCGCCCACTGACGCGGCTACGACGTCCGCTTCTGGTCTCGTGGAGCTCGCAACCGACACCGAGGCCACCACCGGCACGGACACCGTCCGCGCGGTCACCCCGCACGGGCTTGCAGCAACTATCGCCGCGCTGCGGGCTGACGACTCGCTGATCCAGACGACCGTCACCGAGAACACCGGTCTCATCCGCCGGCAAGGCACTTCCGGCGCCTTCGTGTCACTCACTGACGCTAGTAACACCATCGTCATGGGGGTCGACCGCACCGGGGCGTTCGTCATCAACGGCATCCAGACCAAGCTGCTGATCCCGTGGCAGGAGGGTGGGCCCGACCTCACCGTCGGCGGCACCAAGCCCATCCCGCCCGGCATGATGCCGCTGTTCATGCTCACCAGTCTCTCGAACCTCCCGAGCTGGGCCACAGGGCTCGCAGCGGTCGTCCTGGTTGCTACGCCCGCCGGTGGAGAGGTCATCGTCGGGAAGTTCTACGGCTCGGGCATCGCTGACAACCATGCGCTGGTCGCGGGAGACGGTGGTACCAGCGGTGACACTACCGTCACTTCCATCTCTGGCGCCGGCTCGATCACGGTTCAGACCGACGAAGGTACAGTCAATCCAGCAGTCCAGATCGTTACCTCGGCCAACGCTGTCCAAGCGGTGTACGGCGACGGTACGGCGGTTGGTACCTCGACGACCCGATCGATCTCTTTCAAGATTAAGACCCCGTCGGCGTTCTCGGCGGCGTTTGCGATCATGAGCCTTCAGTCCACCGGCACGCTTCAAGCTCGAGTATCGATCTCGGCCAGCGGAGCCCCGCGCATGGTTGACTCGGCTGCAGCGACTGTCGTCACCGGCCCGACCGCGATGTCGGTGAGCACGTGGTACCACTTCCTCTACCAGGTTACCCAGAACGGCACTTCGAGTGTTGCGCGGTTGCGGGTGTGGCCTGCGGGGCATGCACCGCTCGACACCCCGTTCTACGATTCCGGCAACCAGACCTTCTCCGGCGGCACGAACCACAACCAGATCGCGTTCGGCACCGCCGGCTCGGGCACGGTCAACTACTTCTGGGCCAAGGCTCGCTGGAACAACGACGCCACCAGTTACCTCTCCGAGGGCTGACCAGTGACCTACTGGCACACTGAGGGTGGTGACAACCTCCCGGCGACGCTCTACAGCTGGAACGGTAGCACCGCTACCCCCGTCAGCAACATCAGCCAGCAGCAAGGTGGCGGCGGTGGTGGCGGTGGTGGTGGTGGTGGTGGTGGTGGCGGTGGCGGTGGAGGGGGCGGGTCTTGGCCTCCCCCGAACGGCGGGCTGTTGGGCCTGTACCAGGACGACTACACCGTCCAGACCGACGACGGGAAATCGTGGCTGGGGCGGTATCCGGACATCGCGTCTACCTACTTCACCTTCGTGTCTCGGTTGACCACCGCGAACACCGCAGCCATGAACGCGATGGCTACCCGGATCCAGCATGGCACCGTACCGGTCGTCACCCAGTGGAGCTGCAAGCAGGTCGCGGGTGGCTCATCGCAGAGCACCCCGCCGAACCTCATGAACTCCGCGGTGAACGGTGACGCGACCGCGATCGCCTGGTGGGACGCCTACTTGGCCGCGCTGGACCAGCTGTCCAAGATTAACCAGTCCATACCGGTGATGGCGACAGTTATGCACGAGTGGACCGTAGCGAAGTCGAACGGCTACATCACCGGACCCGACGCTGACGCAGCGAACTATGGGAAGTTCCTCACCTGGCTCCTCAACCGCGCCGTAACCAAGGCACCACTGGTGAAGATTGGGGTCTGGTACAACGCTGGCCACGGCTCAGCGGACGAGAAGACGATCCTGGCCAACATCGCCACTAACCCAGGTGACGCGCCTCTAGCTTGGATCTCGTGCGACTTCTACACCAACTCCAACAACAACCACCCCGAGGGCGAGCAACTCGACAACGTGTGGCGCGGCTCAGGCAACTTCGGCTGGGTCACCGGTACCAGCGACTACGCCCGACTGGGATCACCCCCGCTGGTCGCTACAGAGTTCGGCTGCTCTCGGTTCTACGCTGGCGGTGCCAGCTCCCGGACCGACGCCGAGCTCGCCACATACTACACCCACGTCCGGAACACGATGGACAGCAACAACATCGTGGCAGCGGTGTTCTTCAACCGTGACTCCGGGCCGCTTGGCAAGTATAAGATCGACGACGGGGCCCACCCGCTGGCTACCGCAGCGTTCGCCGCTTCGTTGGCCGCGCCGGTCCCGTGACCAGGTAGAATCAGCGACACTAGCCCCCCTCCCACCCAACAAAAACGGGGACCCCGCGATGACCTTGCCGTCTCAGCCGCCCCGGCTGGTCCAGGCGGTAACGGTACTCATCGGAGTCCTGCTAGCCTTCAACATCGTCTACGATGCGCTGAACAAAGGGTATGAGGGGTACGAAGTGACTTTCGGGTTGATGACGCTCCTCGGGGGGCTCCTAGGGATACACCGAGTCACACGAGGTGGCGATGATCGGTGATAGTGAACGTCTTGTTCCTTGGGGTCGGTCTGCTGCTGGGGTATCTCGGCGGGGTGTACAGCACTCTTCGGGTCGTAAAGCATCGACGGCTCACGACTCAGGAGGCTATGTTGCCGTTCCGTGATCTTAGGGCTATCCCGAGTCGGGCTAATGAGTGGCTCAAGCGTTGGTTCGCCCCCATCGTCATTGCCCTGTTTGCGATCTCCGCCTTCTCCGTGTACCAGGGCAGCCACAACCACAATGCGGACCAGAGGAGCTTCTCGGCTCAAGGGCAACAGCTCGTCCACCAGCAGCACCGACTCAAGCATCTGGTGCAAGCGTTGAAGCATCAGAACACGTGTCTCGTCCAGTTCGCAAACCGGACCCACGATTCACTCGTCCCGCGTCAGACTGCCGCCAAGAGACTTCAGCGAGCCGACAACGTCTACAACCAACGCATGCAGACTCTGTTCAGCGATTTCCTGAGAACCCCGCTAGACCAGATCAAGATCCACAAGGACTTCCTCCGGGTGAACGCTGCGCTGTCGGCTAAGATCGCTCTAGCAGCCGAGCTGAACCGCGACCGGGCGCGTAACCCCTACCCGCCCCCGCCTAAGAAAGTCTGCCCTCGACCATGACCAACTTCTTGCGCGAGCTTAACGGGGTGCTGGCTCTGCTAGTCATCGGGCTCGGGCTGATGATCCGCACAGCCGAGGCGTTGAAGACCGTGAAGTCGAAGCGGCTGTTCGTAGCGCTGTTGCTCTTCCCGATCGGAGTGGGTGGCGGGTCGATCTATGCCGCAGCCAAGGGCTTCCCGTCTAGCCCGTTTGTACCCTACTTCACCTGTGCCTACATCTACCTCGGGCTCGTGGTCACCGTGTGGTGGCCCGAGTCGCTGACCTACCGACCCAACCTTCGACAGGAGACCCGAGATGAGTTCAGCGTTGGACCGGAGTGACGTAGACCCGTCGGTTACGGACGAGGAGATCGAGCAGGCTATCGACGGCACCCCCGCCGAATTTCCGACCGTCGACGAACAGGACCAGCCGCCCGCTGAGCTGATCACGCTGTCGTCTCCGGTCGCGGCTAGCATCCCGCAGCGGATCGCGAACGCGAAGGCACTCCGCAACAACCACACCTTCGTCGGGGTGGGGATGTGCCTGGCTACCGTACGCGGCCCGATCCTCCAGATCCCAGGACTGTACCCCACTGCCGAGATCGCCGGTGAGCACAGCAAGCCGTTCCACTCCGACGGCACGGCTCCGCGCGGGTCGATCGGCTTCGGGTTCAACGGGCGCGACGGGCACGTGTGGCTAGAGCTCGGCGAGATCACCCTCGACGGCAAGAAGGACGCACTGGTGTCCACTACCGACTTCCACGAGCCGGGATACGAAGGTGTCGCACTGCGTAGCCGGATGCTCAGCTGGTGTGGAGCGACCTCGTGGGGCTGGGGTGAGTCGGTCAACGGAGTAGACGTGTGGCCCGACGCGCCTACCCCGCCGGACCACGCTTTCCACGCCTGGCAGTGGGAGGAACGAGTTGCTTTCCTCCGGGAGGAGGCCCGCCGGGAAGACCGAGCTGGTCACCCGGTCCGAGCTCGACAGCTGCGGACGTGGGCCAACCGGATCAAGAGCCACCACTCCCGGGCGTGAGCAGGACCACTCGGGGCGCGCTGTGGCTTTGGGGAATCAGTTCCGTCGGGTGGGGACTTCTGGCCCTAGAATGGGCTTGGTCACAACGGAGGAGACGCGCATGACCCGCTGGCTCAAGGACCACCCGCTGTTCACAGCCGTGCTGGAACACTGCCTCCGAGGAGGGGTGTCTGCGCTGCTCGCGGCCTACGCCTCCGGCAAGATCGTCTGGGACGGGACGGTCAACGTTCAGGAGTTCATGGCGTGGCTGCTGATCTTTGTCGGTGGGTTCGTCACCTCGCTGCTGCTGTCCCTCGGGATCCACGCCAGCACCGGCACTGGGCCCGCTCTCAACCGTGCCGAGTCGTTCGAGACGAAGACCTCCGTTCGTCGGCGCCGCGAGCAGCGAGGGGTCGCCGAGCTGACGGTGATCGCGGTCTGCGTGGTCATCATCACGGTCTTCGTGGTCGCCTGGGCCTTCGGCTTCCACCCCCACCACTAGAGGAGTTCGCGTTGTCTAAGATCCTTGACTCCGCCGTCATTAGCAATGATGGCGGGAAGACCTTCGACTTCCAGTGTCCCGGTGTCCAGGGAGACCGCTGCCACGGGGCCGACGGTACGCCGTTCCGCTCCACCGCCTGGCCGACGAAGAAGGCTGCGGCAGCTCGGGGCGCTCAGCACCTCGCCGAGCACAAGGCCAACCTCAACCCCGACGCCAAGCCGGCGCTCATGCAGCCGATGCACGAGTTCATGGCAGAACAGGGGCTAGTTCTCAACGATGACGGCTCCGTGAGCGAGAAGGACCTCTGACGTGTCCGCAATCATCGCAAGCGAGATCGTCTGGCGCTTCACCACGACCGCCGGTTCGGCTGGTGACTCCACGGCGAACTCCACTGTCGGCACCTTCCTCGGCAAGTATGCCTCGTCGAGTGCGTGGGCTGGCGGTGGCACCAACGATCTGTTCGCCGACATCACCGGCGCCCAGAACGCCGCGTCCCAGGTGGACTACGCAGGTCTCGCGATCCTCAACAACAACACTGCGAACGCGGCGCAGAATTCGGTAGCCTACTTGTCCTCCGAGGTCGCTGGTGGTGCCTCGACCGCAATCGGTGCAGACACTACCGCTGCCTCCGCGAAGGGCTCGGCTTCCGCTCAGCTGGTCACCATCGCCAACAACACGACCGCCCCCGCTGGCGTGTCCTTCTCCTCCCCCACCACTGCCGGTTCGGGCGTCTCGCTCGGCAACATCCCCGTCGCCAACGTCAAGGGCCTCTGGGTGCGCCGTACGGCGTCGAACTCCGCCGCGCTGTCCGCTGACGGTGTGACGCTGGCTGTTCAGGTGGACACTGGCTCGCTGTAAGGAACCTCGCTGTGACCGACTACGACACCTTGAAGGGCGACCTGCTCGCCACCTCCGACGCGATCTACCAGCAAGGCCTCACCGACCAGCAGGGGATCGACTCCACCACGCTCGCTGCGCTCAACGCGACCATCGCTGCTCTCCGTACAGAGGAGGCAGATGACGAGGCGACCATCGCTCAGCTGCAAGCCGAGCTCGCCGCGTTGCAGAATCCGCCTCCACCCCCGCCACCCCCTCCAGCGAACCGGGTTGACGCTGGGGTGTACACCTCTGGCCAGGGGACCAACCCTGACGTGGACACGCTGACGGCCAACTGGTCGAAGAAGCCCACGTCCCGGTCGGCTTACATCGCCCCGTTCCCAGGTACGACTGCGGGGTTCGTTCCCAGCGTCCCGGCGAAGCTGAAGACCCCCGGCGTCCGGTTCGCCCACGTCGGGCTGTCCACCAAGGCCAAGTTCCCTTGGACCGACTTCACCGCCGGCAAGGTCGACACCGAGACGGTGGCGTATCTGAAGTTGCTGAACTCGCTCGGCTACCTGATTGTCGTCTGTGTCGAGAACGAGCCGGACCTCAAGATCGATGTCGCGGCTGACACCATCCCGGGGCAGACCCCCGCGCAGCACGTCGCCGCCACTCAGCACCTCGCGAAGCTCATCAAGGACAACGGGCTGGCCAACTTGTCCCCCGGGGTCTGGCTGGCCGGCTCGGGAGCGCAGGCGAAGAGTTTCCTGGTGGATCCGGCGATCGCGCCCCACCTCGGGGTGGACCCCTACCTGCTGGGTGACCAGCCCGCGACGGAGACCGCGACTACCACCTGGGGTCGGTACTTCACCCGAGTCGGGGTGGATCCTGCGAACACGAAGTACATCCTCCACATCTTCGAGACCGCCGTGGTCAACAACGGCAAGTTCACGGACGCGCAGATGGTGTCCCGGATCGCAACCATGCCGCAGGCTGTCAAGGATCTCCACCTGGCTTCGGTCACGATCTTCTGGGCCAACTCGGGGACCCGCCCCTACGTTCCCACCTCTAGCCAGCCGACGGTGATCAAGGCGTACCAGGACGCGCTCGCCGGGATGATCTCGGGCTGATCTGAGGGACCGTGGCCGACGCTAAGATCAGCGCTCTCACAGCGGTCACGACTCCTGCCGGTACGGACGAGTTTGCCGTCAACGAGGCAGGAACCAGCAAGAAGATCACTCTGTCGCAGATCGATGCCTACACATCGCCGATTGCTAACGGCAGTGTCACGGACCAGACCGGCTTCGCGACCGACACCTACGTCACTCGGTCTGGGCTGGTGGTCGTGGGCTCTCGGCTCCAGGCGGGGGCTTGGATGCGGTGGGTGTTCAACGTTGAGAAGACTGCAGCGGGGGTGGCTACCGCAGCGGTGACCCTCCGGATGGGTACCGCCGGAACGACGGCAGACGCCGCGATCTGCACTTTCAACTTCGCGTCGGCCGGGACCGCTGCTACCGACAAGGGTCGGCTCGAGGTCATCGCAAACTTCAACTCGGTCGGATCTGGCACGTCCGCCGTGGTTGAAGGGAACCTGTTCCTCATCAAGCAGAACTCGAACACCGGATTTGTCTCGGCCGGCTCGGTGCTGATGGCGCCCATCACGGTCACAAGCTCGGGGTTCAACTCGACCACCGTCACCAACATCGGGCTGTCGCTCAACGCAGGCACCTCGGCTAGCTGGACGGTACGTACCGTGCAGGCGGAGATCCAGAACCTGGCGGCCTAGCCATGTCCTACATTCTCCAAGAGGACGGCACCAGCAAGATCCTCCTCGAGGACGGCTCGGGGTCCTTGCTCCAGGAGCTGGACTCGGTCACCGCAACTCGGGCGACTACGTGGAACACCCTTACGTCGGTTACCTCTAGTCGGGCGACGACCTGGACCACGCGAGCGTCAGTCTCCTCGACCCGGGCGACCTCCTGGTCGGTACTCACAAGCACGAGCGCCACCCGGGCGACAACGTGGGCAGTGCTCAGCAGCGCCAGCGCGACCAGATCCACCACGTGGGCCACGCTGGCCCCGGTTAGCTCGACCCGGGCAACTACGTGGGCCACTATCGGCCAGACCACCACCACCCGAGCCACCAGCTGGTCGGTTCTGGTCACGGTCGGGCCGTACGCCGACAACTTCAACCGCGCTGACGGTGGGCTCGGATCTAGTTGGGTAACCGACACCTCCAACCCGATGACCATCGCGTCCAACGCGGTCATCTCCGGCTCGACCCCCTCGATAGCGGCTTGGGCTACCTACCCGACTGGATCGGCGCAGTTCTCGCAGGCCACGTCCCAAGGGGTCGCCTTCGCGGGTGTCGCGATCGCGATACCCACCTTCACCGCTGGGGTGTCGTACACCAACTCGGGCACGTTCTACATCTTCCGACAGCAGGCAGCCGGAGCGGGGGTCGCGCTAGTTCAGAAGAACACCGGAGCTGCTTCGCACACGATCCTCACCTCTTCGGCGGTGAACGTCAACGTGGGCGACATCATGCGCGTCACGTGGGACGGGACCACCCTTACCGGATACCTCAACGGTGTCCAAGTCCTTCAGACCAACCCCGCCACCCCGATCTCTGGGCAGACTGGGGTTGGTATCGCCTACGGCTCGACCACCACCGGCTCGGCGATCCTAGACGACTGGTCCGGTGGTGACACCGGGACGCTGCGTTCTACAACGTGGAGCGTGCTGAGCTCGGTCACCAGCACCCGAGCTACCACGTGGGCGGTGCTAGCGCCGGTCAGCTCGACCCGGGCGACGACGTGGGCAACTAAGGCTTCGGTCCTCTCCACTCGGGCCACCAGCTGGACTGTAGACACGCAGGTGCTGTCTACCCGGGCGACCAGCTGGACTACCCTCACCTCCGCAGCCGCTACACGCGCCACTACGTGGGCGGTGCTAGCGCCAGTCAGCTCGACCCGTGCTACCACGTGGGCTGTCCGGGCCGCGATCACCGCAACTCGGGCGACTACGTGGGCAGTAGCAGCACAGGTCAGCGCGACCCGAGCGACTACGTGGGCAGTACTCAGCAGCACCAGCGCTACCCGCGCCACTACGTGGTCCGTGCTTACTTCGACTTCCAGTACCCGAGCGACGACGTGGTCCGTGCTCACGTCGACTTCCAGTACCCGTGCTACCACATGGGCAGTCGCGGCGAAGGTAACCTCCACCCGGGTAACCACCTGGAGCGTCGCGGCTAATGTCACCGCAACACGAGCCACAAGCTGGACGGTTCTGACCTCGACCAACTCCACAAGAACCACCACGTGGTCCGTGCTCACATCTGCCTCTAGCACCCGAGCCACAACATGGGCGGTGCTTGCGGCGGTGAGCTCGACACGGGCCACTACGTGGGCCGTAGCCGGCTCGGTCACAAGCACTCGAGCCACCACGTGGAACGTCGCGAGCTCGGTTAGCTCCACAAGAGCCACCACGTGGTCTGTGCTCACCACCGTCACACCTTCGACCCGGGTGACCGCCTGGGCTGTCCTGACCTCTGCTAGCTCCACTCGAGCGACAACGTGGAACACCGCTGTCGCGATCACTTCAACCCGAGCCACCAGCTGGAACGTCGCGGCTCCGCTGACCAGCGTCACCGCTACCCGAGCGACGACGTGGGCAGTGTTGGCTACAGTCGCTTCGACCCGGGCCACCACATGGACCACCCGAGCAGCGGTTACCTCGACCCGGGCCACCACGTGGAACACTGCAACTTCTGTCACGGCGGCTCGAGCGACTACTTGGTCTGTGCTCACCGTTGTATCCGCTTCCATCCGAAGCACGACTTGGGCTGTCCTGGCCGCTGTCTCAGTTACCCGAGCCACCAGTTGGAACACCGAGGCTTCCGTCACCTCGACTCGGGCGACTACGTGGGCGGTGGTCGGTCCGGTGGTATCGACCCGAGCCACCAGCTGGGCGACGTTGGGCTCGGTCACCGACACGCAGGTGACCAGCTGGACCGTGTTGGCTGTCACCTCTCCCTCTACCCGAGCCACTACCTGGTCCACCCAGGCAGCCGTCACGACCACTCGAGCGACAACGTGGGCCACCCGGACAGCCGTCACCTCTGTCCGGGCCACCAGCTGGACAACGCTGAACTCGGTCACAGACACCCAGGACACCGGCTGGGCTGTGCTCAGCAGCGTGTCGAGCAACCGTGTCACGTCGTGGACGGTGCTAGGGCCGGTATCGACTGCCCGAATCACTTCTTGGGCAGTCTTCACTGTCGTCACGGCGACCTGTAGCACCAGCTGGAATGTTGCTGCTTGGACCACCAGCACCCGAGCCACTACTTGGGCAGTCGCGGCTCCGACTACCTCCGTCCTCAGTACCCGAGCCACTAGCTGGACCGCGCTGTCGGCTGTCGGCTCGGCGCGTGCTACTGGTTGGGGGGTCGCCGCGTTCGTGATCTCCACCCGCTCCGGCACGTGGGCAGTGCTGTTGGGGGTCGGGAGCTCGCGGACCACCCGCTGGGGAGTCTACGTAGCGGTAGTGTCACTGCGGTCCACGAACTGGAACGTAGCAGCGCACACCGCCGGCGAGCCGTCGGTTGCTCTCGTTCTGCAGCTAGACTCTAGCACCTGGAGCGCAACCCTAGACAGCCATGCAGGAACGTTGACAGTCGCTGAGAGGTCCTGGAGCGCCGAACTCGACCCGGGTGACCCCCTCGTCCTCCAGGTAGACGAACGGACCTCAGATCTATCCTCAGCCCTCTCATTGACAGGAGCTTGACGTGAGCAGCACACCTTACACCGTAGGTGATACCGAACCGGTCCTCACCGGCTCGGTATCTGCCGACCTCACCGCAGCCACGATCCGGGTCAACGTTGCCCGGCCCGACGGCACGGTGTTCTCCCGGGCCGGAGACGTAGTGCTCCCCACGATCGACAGCAGCACCTGGTCATTCCAGCTGGATGACGGAGATCTCACGGTGCCGGGGCTCTATCGGCTCGAGGTAGAGGTCCACTACGCGGGTGGTGGGATTCAGACCTTTGCCTTCGACGCTACGGGTCGAGCTAACACATTCTCCGTTCGCGACCAACTTGCCTGAAATCGAGTCCGTGACTCACTGCTCGCGCTAGCGTTAGGTGCTGGAGGGCCCGGATCGCCTAGGGGGTGCGATCCGGGCCCTCAGCATCGGGCGCAGGCGACGAGACGGGAGAGGCCAGGGCGCGGTAGGGGTTCGGCGTCGGGTGGGGGCACGGCTCGCCCGCAAGCTGGGCGTCGTAACCAGCCATGTAGTCCTTCGTGACCGCACGCTGCCCCTCGTCCCACGCCTCAGCCCTAGCGGCCTTCACGCGGGCAGACACGCTCGGGGCGAGCACCTCTCCCATCGACGCCTTGCATGAGCACTGGAAGTAGCGGCAGTGGTACGTGCCGCCCTCCTGGTGCATCAGCGCGTGGTGCCCGCACTCGTCGCAGCGTGCTAGGTCCATCTCGACGGCAACGGTCTCGCTCACGGCCCCTCCTCGGGTTGCGGGTCTGTGCTCACGGGCTGGGCTGGGGCGACCTCAATGCGGATCGTCAGCCCAGCGGCGTCGAGCATTCGTTGCCACGTGTCGAACGAACCGTCTGACTTCCCGGTCAGCACTTGCGAGACATGCTTCTCGGACAGACCGGCATCACGCGCGATGAGCACCTGCGGCCTGGCGTGGCGGATCGCATCAGCCATCACGCCGAACGCCTCGGTCAGCTTCATCGCGCAGCCCACTGCGCATCGCTCGGCCCTTCACCTTTGCCGTACTGGATGTGCTGCGCGTCGGTCATCCATACCTGGGCGCCATTGCTCAACGTCACAAGGTTCTTCGGGTCAGACGGGCCGTAACCGGGATTCGGGTTGGCGGGCTTCATCGGTGTTGTCATCGCTCACTCCTTCTCGGGCTGGGCTGGGGTACGGGCGGCGAGGGCGCACCCAGGGCAGAGGTCGCAGCCGTCGTGGATAGTGAAACCGAGACGACGTGCTGCCCGTCTCGCGGCGACGCCGGTGTCCTGCATGTCCTCGTCGGTGCCTGCCGGTCGACCACATCGGTCGCAGGTCACGAACAGAAGTCTTGACAGCGCCATCACGCCCCTCCCGCCTGTGCCGCATCCGGGCGGACGAGAGCACGGAGGGAGTCAGCGGCGTCCCACCAGGAACCCCCACGTCGAGCCCATCTGTCTGCCAGTGCCTCCGCCCGCTCGCGCAGGTTGAGCAGGGCAGTCCGTTCCTGCTCGGCGCACAGGGAGGCGAAGTCCCGAGCCCTGATGGCGTCCTGTGCCCGCGAGTACCAGTAGGCCGCGTTGTCTCTCCACTGCTCAGCCGTCCAGCCTGTCGGCTCGCTGGGGTCGACCGTGATGGCGAGCAGGGCAGCGAGCGCGGGGACGTTGTTGAGGATGGCGTCGGCGCGGGCTCGATACTCGTCTCTGACGGACTCCTCGGCGGGCGGTCTATCGAACCCATCGAACAACCACAGCGCCCGCGCGAACTCCTCCCGCAGCACCTCGCGCTCGACGACGCTCACGGGGCCACACTCCGGGCAGCGAGGCGAGTCCACGGTTCGACGCGGCGACTCTCGACCCAGCGTCTCGGCTTCCCATTCGGCCACTTCCGGGCATCCTGGCACAGGAACGCGCCTTCGAGAGGGCAGCAGACGGGGATGAAGTGCGACGCCTGCCACGAGTCGCGGTCCTCGGTCATGTTCACCCGATACTCGACATCCGGCAACGCCTGGCATCCTTCGCGGCCACGAACACGACAGCTGCTCACTTGCCGACCTCCTTGGTCTCCTCGGGCACACGCCCGCACACGGTCACGACGTCACACATCACTCAGCACCTCCAGTGCTCGGATCTTGAATCCTGGATCGAAAACAGCCTTGTATGCTCGGGCGGTGTCACCCCGGATCGGGCTGTGGTGGTCGTACCAGTCGCACATCGCGTAGAAGGCATCCCAAGCGGTGTCCCCGTCGAAGAGATCTACCTGCTCGTCACGGCGCCCCCGAGCTCGGGTCCGAGTAGTCTGTGGAGCCCCGAGCGGAGCGTCGAAGTAGCGCTCGAGGATCTGCTCGAACCGGGGCTGAGTCATCGGGGTGTCCAGCAGCCGGTCGGTCTTCTCCTGAAAGCTGTCGAGCTCGGTGAAGGCACGGTCTAGCGCGCTCCGCGCTACGTCGAACGCCGACACGATTCCGCTCGGGGAGTGTCGTACCCGGCCAATCTCGTACACTACCAGCACCGCTCCACTGTCAACGTGGACCGGTGTCGCGAGCAGCTGGAACGGCTTGTACCCACCGTGGTCGTTGAGCGCGGTGACGTAGACTTCTACCCCTCCATGCATGTGACCGGGCAGTCGCATCGTCAGGAACGCGCAGCGCCCACCGTCCGTCTCGCCGGCGTAGGCGAACCGAGAGCCGGACTCCTCCGCGAGCTGGTCCAGAATCTCCGCGTAAGCCTCGTTCTGGGTGACCTGGTACCGGTGGGAGACGATGCTGAGATAGTCCGTCAGATCCGGAGTTCTGGGATTGTCACGGACCACCGCGACCCGGTCGGTCACCTCGACTTGCCGGGAGATGCCCTTGACCGGTGGCAGCGTGGCCCACATCGGCACCTTGCGGACGTTCCACCCAGCCAGCAGCCCTGCCTTCATCGCCAGCTCGGCGGAGGGCTGCTCGTCGAGCGTAGAGCCGAGCTCGGACCATGCGTTCACGAGTTCTCCCACCACGGGACGAACGCAGGCGTCCAGCCGACACGCTGCAGGCGCGCAGCGAGGACCTGGTCGCCTTCCTCGATGATGTCGAGGCAGTCCGAGCACGTCACGTCGCGCTCGTAGGTGGTCGAGTCTCCGGTCGGCTCCTCGCAGAGCGCGTGCCCAAACATGCCACCGTCGATGGCGTGGATGAGGGCGGCCATCACACACGCTCTGGGGTGTTATCGGCGACGTACGCCTCCGTGAGAAGCCGAGAGACGCTGGGCTCCAGAAGTCCGGTCCCGAGGTACCACACGCACCACAGTGCGGCTTGGACCCCCTCCACGGTGGACAGCCGAGCTAGCACCTCCAGCGCTTCCGGACCCGGTGGGGGTCCGGGGAGCATGTCACCGCCCATCCCAGCATGGTTCATCCGGCACAGCTCTACCACCGGAGCATCCTCCGGCCAGGGAAGCTGGTGATGCAGCACCCAGTCGATCGACCCGGGGTGGGCGCCGCGTCCCAGCAGCGCGACGAGGTCCTCGTGGATGTCGCCGAGGGTGATCGGCTGCTCGTCTTCGGGAGTGCTCATGATCGGTTCCTTTCAGACTGTGCGTTGCCACGCGATGTACAGGATGGCGCAAGGGACGGCTCCGAGGACGACCGCCCAAGTCAGGAGGACCGCTGCCTCCTCCAGTCGCGCTCTCACCGTGCGACCTGGCGACGGTGAGACCCGAAACCGGTGAACAGCTGAGCACGGCTCTCGTCGAGACCTGCTCGGCGGAGAAGGGTGGTCGCGACGGACCGAGCCGAGCCGTCACCGCCCGCCCGGAAGCCCACAGCGGCGTAGGTCTGCCCGTCCTCGGTACGGACGTGGCTGTCGAGCCGGAGAACGTCCAGCTGGCCCATCGCACGGGTGAGGTCGTCTAGCGCGGAAGCGGCGGGGTAGGTGCTCGGCGGGTAGAACCGCAGGGAGTAGATGCTGGTGCGGCGGACTTCGGTGTTCATGCGGTGGTCTCCATCTCGGCGAGGGTGTAGATCAGGTCACGGAGGGCCCGAAGGCCCGCGAGCAGCGTGGTCATCGCGCGTTCAACCAGTCGTCGATGACAGCCTTGGCCTCGTTGAGCGAGGTGGCCTGGTCGATCTCCTCATCACCATCGAAGATCATGAAGATGAGGTCGCTTTCGCGGCTGACGATCGTGTAGCCTCGGTAGGTGATTCGCATGATCGGTTCCTTTCTCGGTAGAACCGAGTCTACCTTACCCCGGGGTAGAAAGCAAGCGATCTGCGCAACTTTTCTACTCCGCTAGTTTGATCTCGACCCACTGCACACACAGCGCCGCCACCTGCAGCAGCTCGGGGATTAACTCTGGGTCATCGCCGGCCCGCTCGAATGCCTCTGCCAGCTCTTCCCGAACGAGGTGCATCCGAGTGAGTTGTCCGTAGGTAGCGTCGAGGTTCTCGGTTCCACGGTGTCGCTGATAGTCCCAGCGAAAGGTCTCCTCGATCTCCCCCGCTGTAACAGAACCGGCGTCTAGGATCGGTATCCAGCACACGTCTGGCCCCGTGCCATCGGGCAATTCAGCCATCGCCGTGCCATGCTTCCGCATCTGGGCACAGCGCTCCTCGAACACCATCTCCAGCACCCGGATCGTGTCGGCTTGCCATCTCTCCTTCGCTAGCATCATTGATCGGTTCCTTCCAAGTGAGTAAGACACGCGGCCAGCGCGAGGCTCCACGCTGCCGGGTCGGCGGAGTCAACGGTGAGCAGCTGGGCCTGGCGATTCTCGAACTTCTTGGCCATGTTGGCTGCTCGGGTGATGCTGTTCAGGATCCAGCTGGCATCCTGGTTCGAGCCGCGCTCCTGGTACCGGAGCTCGCGGACGAACGGCTCCGCCCATAGGTGGACCAGCAGCAGGTCAGTCCTATCATCTAGCGCGAGCAGGAACGGCGTGGTGGTCAACGTCGCCCCCTCCGCGATGATGAAGCCGGACAGCTCGGCGCCCCGCAGCCACTCCGTAGCAGCCTTGCTGCTGGCTCGATCCAACCCGTCCGTCCCAGGAAACTGGTCCCGGAGGCAACCGAGGTAGACACCCCGCTGCACATCCTTCGAGATGCAGTCATGGCCTCGGAGCACCAACCTGCTACCCTGGGCGTTCTGGGACTCGTAGATGTCTGACAGGGCTCTCGTATCTAGGATGAACTCATCCATGAGCTGAGCCATGAACGTCGACTTCCCGGTGCCGGCGCCCCCGATGACGTAGACCGAGCGGGTCACAGCTCCCACTCCTGTTGATAGTCCGGGTGGTCAGCGTACACCGCAGCGAGAGCTCGCATAGTGTCACAAGGGAACCTGCCTGGGTACTCGCCGTCCGCTGAGCACCGGAAGCAGCACGGATCGCCGTCGTAGGAATCCTCGACGGTCTCGTGGATCTCGATGATGCGGCGCTTCGCATCACGCTCGAGTGTTAGCCGTCGATCCTGTCGTTCTTTGGCCCGTTCCCAATCGCCCTGAGTCCCCCACTCACCGTTCCATACCTCAGAGACAAAGTCCAAGTCTTCTCCGTCTTCGGCGATGCGGGCCAAGAGGAACTCTGTCAGGGTTATCACGGCAGGCTCCTCAGGAACTCCTCGAAGTGAGGGTTCGCGATCGCGTTCGGACGGTGGTGCCGAACCGCTTCCATCGCAGCCCATCCGGGTAGCCCGGACAGCTCGCGCACGATGAGAGCGCTGAGCAGCCCCGAGCGGTTCCGGCCAGCGTTGCACATGGTGAGGACTGTACCGCCGTCCCAGATGTGCTGAGCGAGCTCTGCGGAGACAGGTAGCAGATCGACCTTCAGCAGCCCGTCGGGGATGGGGCGGTGAGTGTAACGGTCAGGCCACTCGCTCAGGTCCGGGTCGGCCTTGGTCGGGGCGAGCGCGTAGATCTGTGTCAACCGATAGTGACCGAAGGCGTCCCACTTCGCCTGTCGAGACCTCCCATGCCACTTGGAGGACTGGAGCAGCTGGCCAGGGAGGATCTCCCACACGGGGACAGGTCCGTCGGTACGGCGGGTCACGGGATCTCCTTGCCACACTTGAGACAGAACGCGCCCCCGGCTCGGAAGTCGAACAGCCAGAGATGCCACCCGAGCATGCAGAGGATCGGTTTCACAACAGCGCCGGTCCTATCTGAACAGGGTTTGAAAAGTCCCCGGAGGCTCTCGTGGCGGCATAGTCGTACACCGCGTCACTCCAAACTAGACCGTAGTCAGCGATCAGCCCGCCGAGCTCGGGTCTGACGCCCCACCAGCCGTTGAGTTCTCCCAGGGACCAGTCCGGGAAGACCGCTCGGCGGACGCTGAAGAAGTCTGTATGCACGTCCTCTCCCCAGTGTGCCCGGACTTTGGTCAGGTGGCCCATCTCCGAGTCGATGCTCTTACCGGGGTAGTGGCGACGGCTGTTGATTGCCTGCTTCACTTCGCAGAGGAGACTCTGGATCTCATAGTAGTTCGATGTGATCCCGTACTCCGTAGCAAGATCCACCAGCAGCCGGTCAGCCGCCCGGTCAGCCACGGCCAACTCGGCAGTCGAGTTCCCGCCGAGCAGCGCCGTGGCTTCCTCCGGGTAGATCAGTGCGAGAGCCTTCCGGGGGTGCTGCCCCCCGTCGGAGTGGATGTCTGGCATCACCCAGCCGGCGCAGTCGATCGGGAACGCGCGGCGCATCACCTCGAGCCAGCGGATCGCGATGTAGCGACCCATGAACCGAGTGTTGTCGTTGAACGCTCGGAACGCTTCGCCGTAGTCCGTGGTCCACTCGCCCTTGTCCCACACCATCTGCCTGGCCATGAGCAGGTACGCGATGACCGAGTCGGCAAAGGCCCACTGACGATAGACTGCTTTCCTCTCCTTGCGCAACGGCAGGCCCGCCCAATGGGCTTCGAGGAAGGAGGAGATCTCGGGACGGTGGACGGCCTGAACCGGACGCATCTCTAGGAACAACCGCTCCGCTGCCGGCCAGTTGTAGGTGAGCGCGTAGCAGCCCGCGAACCACAGCTTCTCGAGGTCATCGTCCAGTCTGGACATCGACTCGACGGTCATCGCGACATGCGGGGTAGTGCCCCCTGCGAGCTCGACGCCTCGAATGAACTCGGCAAGGTGGCGGAAATGGTCCTCCGGGGTCATCGGATCTTCCCCTGCTGCCGGAGCAGTATCTTCACCCCGGTCAGCGGGTCGGCACCACGCCCGATGAACGTCCCGACCACCTTGCCCGCAGCGGCAGGGCTGTACCCGCAGCGGACCAGCAGCTTCCCGGCGGCGAAGACGCGCTCGGTCTGTTCGTCAGTGAGCCTGTGTTCACGCTGGAGGTCGTCTCGGTTCACGGCACGTCGTGTTTCTTGAGGAACTTGCTGAAGGTAACCGCGCGCTGCTGGTCGCGCCGGTCAGACACCAGCGCTGACACGAAGTCTACCACGAAGTCCGTTCGATCCGGGAAGAGCCGAGCGGGGGTGAGCCGGAGCTCGGTGGTGTAGAACTTCGCGAACTTCCGGATCACCGTCGGAAACGCCCGGGCCGGGGTGCCCCAGTCCAGCTTCGCGGCGTAGAGTGCCTCGGCCAGCGTCTCCTCCACAAGCCGAGTGTCGTGAACGATCAGGCTGACGGTGGCCGGCTGAGAGCGGGCCAGGCAGAACTCGATGACGGTACGGTCAGTCATGGTCAGCCCCTCGGTAGTCGTTCGACTGCTGAGCAGCCTCCCAGCGGTAGCGAGCCAGCCGGTAGGCCTGCCTCAGCATCCCGTCAGCGCGCTCCGAGCGAGACGCGTGGGCGTGGAATCTATCCTCGAGATCGGCGAAGCTGTCACGAAGCATGTCCTCGAGGATCTCAGCGGTTTCGTCGTTTCCAGCGAACTTAGTCCCGGAACGCTCGACCCCCACCATCCGCTCGTTCGGACCACGGGTGTCGTCGCTCGCGTTGAAGTTCATCTCCTGGTCGTTGAGCCACTCCACGTACTTCGCCGTGTAGACCAGAAGGTCGATCGCGGTGTCGGCCTGGGTCTCATCGTCGGTCTCGCCGGCGCCGAGCCGGTCCACCTTGCGGGCGATGTTCGCGAGGATCATGTACTCCCCACGCCGCTTCCAGCTGTCGCCGTACGCCGCATGCTTTTGGTTGTGGAGCTCGTGCACGTAGCGGAGGAACGGGCTGACCTCAAGGCCGGTGTGCCCCAGGGGCCGATCGACCGACGATTTCATCCACGGCGGCTGCACACCCATCTTCAGCGCTGTACCGAGCGCGGTCCCTTCCAGGAGCTCGACCGACCCGTGGAACGGCCCGTTCCACCACCAGTCGAGCGCGATCAGCCAGCTCTTCAACATCGGCTCCGGGAAGGTGTCGATGTACGCGCTGACCATCGGGGACCCGGTCCGGATGTCGTACTCCAGCCGGAACCATCGGTCGAGCAGCTGGTCGAAGTCATCCGTCTCATCGCTGAGCGGAAGGAACCGGGGCGAGTCGTCCACGGTAACCCGCTCGGTCGCGAACGCCTCCTCGTAGATCTTCTGGGCCCGCTCCCAGTGCTGCTCGTAGAGGTGGAGGCTCGAGATCGAGAAGTGCAGAGAGCCCTGCTCCAGACCGGTCAGCCCAGCCACGACCTCCAGCAGCACGCTCCACTCGAAAGCGTTGATCCCCGACCAGCCCCACATCACGTCGTTACTGCGGGTAGCGACGTGGAGGTCCAGCTTGCCTTCACGGGCGAGGAAGTGGAGCCAGTTGTTGCATGCGTGATCCTTTCCGGGCTCGGTGTCGACACGGGGATCCCACAGCGAGATCACCGCCTGCCGAGTCTCGGGGTCCGTCTTGAGCGCGTTGACCACGTAGGCGAGCTGGTCGACCTCGACTTGGCCGACTCTCCGACTCATTGACTGAGTGAATGCTCGCAGCCGAGGACCGTACCCCGAACGCCACGTAGCCCCGTCGTCGGAGTAGTCCCGGGCCCGGGGGAGGTAGTTGGCCAGCCACTCCACGTCGTTCCGGCCAGCCAGTACCCACGCCGTCTCCGCGATCTGAGCGACGACGTTGGCCTTGCGAGCGGGGAGCAGGAGCTCCCGCTGCCACGGCTTGTGGAGCTTGATCGCTACCTGCGTCAGTTCGCGGGTCAAAGCGACGCGAGACCCAATCTCAGGAGCGCGATAGAGGTCACGGAGCAAGTAGGGGAGAGCGTCGGTGATGTTCTCGAACTCGTAGGTACGGTTGGCCATGTCAGTGCGCCACCGAGGGGTCGATCATGCGGTCCAGCAGGTCGAGCGCGGAGGCTTGGAGGACTTCTACCGTGGGCCGCAGTACGTCCCCAGAGGCGGCCCGAGCGGCGTCCCCAGCGGCGTCCCGAGCGGCGTCCCGAGCGGCGTCCCCAGCGGCGGCCCAAGCGGCGGCCCCAGCGGCGTCCCGAGCGGCGTCCCGAGCGGCGTCCCGAGCGGCGGCCCAAGCGGCGGCCCCAGCGGCGTCCCGAGCGGCGTCCCGAGCGGCGTCCCGAGCGGCGTCCCGAGCGGCGTCCCAAGCGGCGGCCGCCTTGTCGCG